GCAGCTGTTAATACCTGCCCAGTCGTAAACGTTTGTTTTGCCATGATACCCCTTAGTAACTTAGGACATTATAGTCTAAAGTGCCATAAATCGTATCATTTAGTATAAATGCGTCTATGATCGGCTCTAATGTCGTGAACGTGGTTTTCCAACTGTTTGGCGATATGTTCATACGCACGCCAAATATCTGTAATGTTTTCTCTAGGGTAGATCCACCTGGCTGTGTGGTTATTACCTTTATAGGGTCAAAAAAGTCTAGGTCTAGGGCTGCAATAATGCCGCTATTGTAATTGTCTGTGTATAGGTCAAGGACTATGGAATCTACTCTGATGCTGGTCTCAGCTCTACTAGCCACATAAGCCTGTGCGTAATCTAGGGCTACGGCATCGGTCTGCATAAGTAAGTTTTCTAAGAAATAACTGTGTAAAAAATACTTGTCTATGCTGTCTTGATTTGACGCTAACTGCGCTGTGCCACCTGTCCTTGTAATTGTGGCTTTATTAAATATTAATGTGTCATTTAATATCCATGATGCATCAAAGTAATCTATACCTGTGCCATTATCTGCAAAGACTGTGGGTGTGCCGCCAATAGATCCTGCAGTTACGTCTCTATCTTGGAATACGAACGATCCACTAGCATCTACGTAGAGTGCGCCATATTCTGAAGTTGCCACAGTAGTTAGGGCTTGCAGTGCTGTGCGGTTAGTGCCTGGGTCTGCCTGCATAGTAGTAAGACCTGCATCTACATCACGCATGGTGGCAGGCCAGTCAATTTCGTCTAGTATTTTATTAACACGTGTGCCTGATAATTGTCCGGCAGTAGCATCTGTAACTGTGCTGATCTGTGCTACCTGCGCTAATCTAAATGCATCTACAGCTTGTATAGTCGTAATGGCTACATCTTCGCCAGACTCACTTGGGTATGTAGTCACGTAGCTTGTAATAAATCCTGAGAATATAGGATAAGTAACGCTGCTATAGGTTGCAGTAATCTGCACCTTTTTCATAGGTGTTAATAAATTGTAATACGGCCCTGTTACATTCTGTGGATTAAAGTCGCCATTCTGATCTACTATGCGTAATGTAAGTGAGCCTGTTTGAAATTGATCTGATAGTGCGGTACGACCTCGGTTAGTTTCTATGCGGTTTACTTGATTAGATACATCTACAATTATGGAAGATGCATCACCTAATATGTTAGTGTCTAATATACCTGTATCTAATATCATAGCCTGAGCAAAAGATGGTCCAGTACTAAAATTAATTACAGCATTTATTACAGGTACGGTCATACAGGTAAGCTGCCATTAGGTACTGATGAGTAACCTGATCTACTTGCAACCTGCAAACTTTCTGCTATAAGTTGAGCAAACTTATCACCAGTTGTAGCAGTGTCTACAGTAATTCTTAAATTGCTAGGTAGGTCTCGACCTGTTTCACCATAATAAGTACCTGCTAATGGGTTTGTGATAGCCGGTGGTAATCCACTTGGTAAATTAGATAATGAAGGTATAGGTGGCGTAGATAGCATAGATGGCATATCTCTACCAGTCTCACCATAGTAAGTACCTGCTAATGGATTTATTTTTGCAAATTTATCTGCTGAATCCATAGCTGCGCCTGCAAGTATTCCAAATGTTTTACCTAAAATATCAGATGCATCTTTAAGTGCTTTTAATGCCTCAGCCGCTTCCATTTCAGCTAAGAATTTTTTAGCCAAAGCCTCGTTATTATCTAAAATTGCTAGTTGTGCTTTAAGTCGTAATTTAGTCTCTTCATCGGTTGCACTGTTTAAGGCTGCGTTTATACCTATGCGCTCTAAGTCAAACTTCTTTTTTAATTCTTCTACGTTTTTATTCTCAATAGCGTTTTTAGCTGTTAATAAATCGTATTCTTTTTTCTTAGCTCCTGCTAACTTTGCCTCTATGCGAGCATTTAATATTCTGATTCTGGCTAATGCTGAGTTTTCTTTTTCGTTTATAGGTCGTTTACTAGTCGCTAAACCACCTATAGCATCTACACCTATAACACCAAAAGCACCTAATACAGCAGCTGGTTTTTTACTTAAAATTGCTAACGCTAATAAACCTGCTTTGAATGAAGGATTTTGTACAAGGTCAGTAAACTTTTTTATTAACTTTGCCATCTCAACAGTAGCAAAGGCTATGTTATCGCCTAGATTTTCAAAATCTGTAGAAAGGCCAGATATTGATTGATCCTTACTTAATATAACTAGTGCATCTACTAAGCCTGTGCCAATAGATTTAGTCGCTTCATCTGCGCCTTTTTTCAGCACATCCATTTTGCCAGCGTATGTGTCTAATCTAGCTGCTGCCTGACCACTAAACTTTTTCTCTAGTTCAGCCATGATTTTATTCATGTCGCCAGTGGCTAATATGTTTTTATCTATGCCAGTGTTAAGTCCGTTAATTGCTTTAGTTTGCCCTCTTACACCTGCGGCTATTGCACCTACTACTGTTGCTAAGTTTTCACCTGTACCTGCACTTATATCTAACGCAGCCTCGAGTGAACGTTGTGCAAGATCTACAGAGCCAGTAACGTTTAATAATGTCTTAAATGGTGCGCGTAAGTCTGTGAGTATTGCATAAGTTTTTTCTAGACCTTTTATGTAGGCTTCTACTTCAGTTACTCTAAATGCGTTGCCTGTGTTTTCTAATTGCAAAGCTAACGATTTAGCGGCTGCTTCATCTTCTGCAAAGGCTTTGACTGCTTTCTTACTAAATGCTACTAATGCTGTTGCGCTAAATGCAACGCCAAATACCCTGGCGAATTGTTTAATTTGTTTAGAAAATACATCTACATCCTGCTTGGCTTTCTTTAACGCTTTACCGTTCCAAGTTGCTAAGGCCGAGACGACTACATTTGCCACTATGCCACCGCCTTTAATTCTGTAGAATCATTAAAGTAATCAGCTGTCTGTGTAATTGCTTTTAGGATTGCATCGTAAACTTTAGGACTATCTTTAGCCCAGGCTTTGTAGATTAAACGACCTTTAGTTTTCTTGGTGCCACCGCGTAAACCTGCAATTTTTGGCTGTGATGTTAACTCTGGTAAATCTGTAACAAACTGATACCCTGCAAACGGATTATTAGAATTGTATGATCTTGTGCTACGGCTTTTACTTTTACCGCTAACAGATTGTTTATATGCGACTACTCCGCCACCTTCATGTATAGATGTAAATGGTGCGCGACCTTGTGGGTTTAATCTGCCTGCTGTTTCGTATATGCGACCAGCTGCGCTTATATTGTAGACATAGTTTTCTACTTGAAATCCGTTTTTTTGTAACCTGTTCTTGCCTTCTTTATAACCTATACCACCCCTTACGTTTTCAGCTTCGTACTTTGGAAATGGTGTGTATTTTATAGGTGATGTTATTGGCTTAGACCAGCCCGACAATACTTCGGTATTACTAGCCACATAGCTTTTAGATAGAGCTTCTACGCCACGCATTAAAGGTGTTATAGCCATGCGGATACGTGTGTACATATCTTCGTCTATAAAACTTAAACCTTTTTGGACATCATCTACGCCTATTACGTTGGCTGGCATTTTTGATCTCCTTTGCTCTATCGCTAAAAACTTGCACTATTGCTTTTAGCATTTCTGAATCCATGTTAATAAACTCACTAGGCGCGATCCCAGTCTCTACACTTAAAGCAGCCACTGTATAGAGAATGGAGTCACGCGGCACTATTTTTTTTCTTCGTCCAATACCTCGACAGTTTCTAAGCTGTCTATAAACTCGATACCAAACATAGGTACAGTTACGTTAGCCCTACGTAAGCACTCATGCGCCAAGTAATAAATCTCGGTCTGCCGTTCGTGGTCACGTAGGACTTTACTAATACCTGCGCCATACTTTAACTCAAAAGCGTACTCAACACCTGGTGTTATCTTATGCTCAGATACTTCACCATTAGCCCTTGTTATCTTTAGCTTTGCCATTATTACTCCTTATGCGACTGCTACAGCTACTGTGCTATTGCAGGTAAATGTGATTGATTGACTTGATATTGATGCGACATCTCCATTTACATTCTGTAGGTTATTTACCAATACAGATGCTGTGTATGAAGGGTTAGTTGCAGATACGGCAGCACTTGTCTGCTTAATCACGCATGTTACAGTAGTGCCATAAGCAGCACGTAATGTAGGAATAACTGTTGCAGCAGCATTATCATTTAAGAAATCTAAAGTGATTGTGCTTGCTTCTAGGCCTTTAGCAAACTTATGTGCAGTGTCGCCCATAGCGGTTACTTCTAGCTCATCAAAGGATTGGTTAATAGTTACAGCTGT